ATCAAGAAGTAGGCGGTGGTGACCAGCAGGGCCACCGTGAAAAAGAACGATGCGTAGAGGGCCGACGACAACATCTTTCTCTCCTCGACATGGCTAGTCACTTCAGGCCGCAGGCCCGCACCCAATTTCGCCATCCTGCCCATGGATGCGGCAAGGTTCAGTAAAAACGCAGTCTAGGGGGCAGATGCGTTCTTGTGAATCGGGTTGGGTGAGGGGTGGTCAGCCACAGACATGTCGCTGCACTGGCCTTTGCGCACATTTCGCTGTTGTAGCTGCGCCGGGCCAAGAACTGGCGGAGACTGTGGTTTTCGAACCAAAGCAGGAAAGGGAAGCCGAGATGCTGCATAGCATCATTTCGAACCCACATCGTGCGGCGGAATTCGGCCAGAAGCGGTCTTCCATCCTCGCCTCCCAAATGCAACATCAAGCGAACCCACGTCACGGATTGAGATACCAGCTAGCCTCATCAACAGCATCGGCAGCGAGCTCAAGATGGATCTTCACGCCATCGATGTTCGGTTGAAAGATGGGCGGTTTTTCCCAAAGCTTGTTGTGAGGGGCGGCCGATACATCACCGGGCGAGAAGGCGACATGAATGGCGAAGGCCAACTGCCCTTCGGTACGGATGACATCGCCAAAGTGCGGCCGACCGCCCGCGTCCTTGGCAGCCTCTGGCCTTTCTGGCCGGGTGCGCGATAGGACGGCCCTCGGCCAAAAGCGGTCAGACGAATCGTTGCGAAAGCACTTCTTGAATAACTCAAACCAATCCCACGACGAAGCAGTCGCCACTGACATCACCAAGAGCGTCAACCACCATTTCAAGAGGGAGGGACGATTGATGATCTGGTTTGTTATTGGCGTACCAGTCATCTTGCTGATCTGCGCCCTTGTGTTTGGTCCCGCGCTCCTCACACTAGCCGGTAGGTAGAGCAATCGACGCGTAACAGTCAACACACGGCCACAAGCGGCCCTTCGCCAGTCCGTCAGAATCCTCCGTGAGCTCTCATTCAAAAAGCTATGAACCGCTGGACTCCAATTTCTCGTGACGAGCTGGAGGGACTATTGTCCTATCAGCTCGCCGAGTGCTTACAAGAACACGCCGAACAGTTTGCCCGCTTTCGCGTCCCATTTCGCACCGCATCGGTCATGCGTGGCGGTGTGAGCGAATCGGTATTTATCGTGGCACAGCTTGGGCAAGTAGCCATCTACTACGAAGACGTTGAAGAAGGGTTCAACGTTTCAGAGGTCGCATCCGACGGCTCCCTCATTTCCCCCGGGTTCGAGCAGTGGACTATCACCGATGCAATTCAACACCTTCTCGCCCTCACTCACGATCGCGTTGGGAGCGAGCCCGCTACCGCCCGTCGTTGACAGGCAAAGCTCGGCCAGGACCTGACATTCAGGGATACGCAATAGACATCACCGGTGCATGAATGGGACCGTTTCATAAAGGCTGGACAGAGGCCGATATCGACGCCGCGCTTCAGCGTGGCGACCCTGAAGAACTTCTCTACGTTCCAATTGTGCTGGGCATGAATGCCCCGGATTGCGAGCGCGGCTGGGTCGAGGGCATCTGCTTCCACCTCGCAACGCACCCCCACTTTAATGTTCGTGGGAATGCAATTCTCGGGCTGGGGCATGTCGCTCGCACCTGCGGAGCACTTGATACAGAAACCGCTGTTTCAATCATCGCTCGTGCATTGACTGACGAAAGTGAGTTCGTTCGAGGGCAAGCGCAGTGCGCCGCGGATGACCTAGAAACTTACCTCGGCGTCAAGGTGACTGGGGACCGATGACGCAAGGGGCATCAAAGCAACCTTCTTAGCAATTGCTGGGGAGCTTCCGCTTTGGGCCCTGAGCGGTCTCTCAGTTGCGTGCCTCAAAGCGATCATTGAAAGATGTGTGTGAATTGCCTTGGGATGTTTGGTAGCCTAAGTGACCGGTACAGGTCCCCCCCATGACTTGACCTGGAGCCATTCAAGGCCGAATAAAACTATTCATTAGAGTTGCAAAAATTGTCCCCAAAGAACATGTCCAAATGACAATTTTCATCTGCAAGCAGGGCAAGCCTTCGTATTTTTTGCAGAACCGAGACAGGTATTTGAGGACACTTTCGTTTTCGTTTTGCAGTGGATATCGCACGAGCAGTATCAACAACCAGACTACAAGGATGGCAACAAAAATTAATAGTCCAAAGTGTTCAAGAAATAACTTCATCTCGGCAGTGCAAGGGTGTGTGCGGGATATTTCGTGTAGAGCAAAGACAGACAGAGGTCACGGTCTACTTTGATTGAACATGCAATGCACTACCGGCACAACTTTTAATTTGCAGCACGAGGAGGGGCGTGGAACAGAATGGGTCCCTCACTGTATGGCTGTGATCAGCAACAGCTGACTGCGACTGGAGTTTGTTAGCTGCAGACGGTCAGAGCGAAAGCGTTCGCTGTCCGGGGCTGAGGTGGCCGGGCATTGTTACGCGGCAGAGAGTTCGTTTCACGCTGGACGTTTTCACATCTAGATGGTCTACGCCCTTGCACCGTCTTGCCCGTCGTTGTTTAAGGTCCGCTTTCACCTGCCGACACTGACTGTTCCTGGCCGACAACGGCTATGCTCGCGCAGGTGGTCTGGTATCACCATGACCGCGCCCGCTGTCGTTGTATGAGTTATGTACTGCGAGAAATGCCAAGAACCTAAAGCCCATGTCAACTTCAAGAAAATTGCTCATTGCTTTTCGAATCGGAATTGCATCCGTACTCATGTTTGCCACGCTGATCGCTTTTGGACAAAGCGAAGAGAGTGCACTAAAGATGGTCAAAGCTCTGCGACTCGGTGAAAACCTCACGGGCATGACCTACAAGATCGCCAAAGCCACAACGACCTACAAAGGTGTAGAGGCTGAGCTAGGGCCGCAAAAGGCAGATGCGCTTCTACGAACGGAAATTGCTGTTTCTGTTCCTAAGCATCAAGAACAATGGAATAGAAATCTTGCTCACGCGTGGGCACCACTCATGACTTCGGCGGAGTTTGATTCTGTAGCCTCAGATAAGCAGAACTCGCCCTTTGCTCCGAAGTTCGTGTCCCTGCAAGAGCAGGCAGGAAACATGATGAAGGTTCATTCGGAGCCTCTATTAAAAACAGTATTGACTGATGTGCTGCGAGGCGTCTTTGAAAAGTCAAAGTCGAAAAGGTAATTCGCAATCTTGAACAAACCGCCTGAACAAGGTGTCTTTGAAACTGGCAGCAGCCCACAACGTCTGACCCACCGCTAAAGCGAACCAAAATTCAGTGGCCCGCCAAATCGGTTCATTGAGCGTCCGCTTTCAAGATTCACCACCGGCAGCTTCTGGCCGGTTGCAGCCATCGTAGCAGCCACCTGCTGAGACACAAAGCGAAGGTACGGTCAGCTGGCTATCTGAGGCTGCTATGGTCGGGCTTGGTGACACGATAGATCGCCCGCTTCACGCTAGAGGTGTGCACCTCGAAGTAATCCGCCAGGGCCTGCATGGTGTAGTTGCCGGAGAGGTACATACGCACCAGTTTGGCTTCGGTTTTCTCGGGCATGGAGCGTGCCCGCCCGAACTTCTGACCTCTGGCCCTTGCGGCTTCAAATCCTGCGGCGCAACGCTCGCGGATCATTGCTCTTTCGAACTCTGCGAAAGCGCCCAGCATGTGAAAGAACATGCGGCCTGCGGGCGAGCTGGTGTCGATTGATTCCGTGAGGCTGCGGAACGAGACACCGGCATGTTCCAAGGACTCGCAGAGTCGAAGCAGATCCTGCAGACTGCGGGATAGGCGGTCCAGCTTGTAGACAACTAGCACATCACCTGGGCGGAGCTTTGCGAGAAGGGCTAGCAGCTCAGGGCGCCGCGCTACGCCGCTGCGTTTTTCCTGCACAACGTGTTTAATTCCTGCGCGTTTGAATGCCGCGAGCTGTACGGCGGTGTTCTGCTCGGTGGTGGAAACGCGCGCGTATCCGTAGACGGTCAACGGTCTACATACTGGCTCTCAAAGCGCTTGCGCGCGGCCATGTATTCATTGGCGCACGCTGCGGTGCCTGAGTCTAGTTTGCAGTTAGGAGAGGGCTGATGGAATTTGGCCCATGCGTCCTCTTTCCGCTGTCGTCGTTCGGACTCTAGACGGGCTTCTATGGCCTGAGAAGCGCGCAGACGCTCGACGCGTTGGCGCTCTTCTTCCCTTGCCTGCCGATTTAGCTCGTTCTGCTTGGCGATCTCGGCGTTGGTGCGTGCGTTCTGGGCCTTGATTTCTTCGGAGGCTTTGCGGATTGCTTCCTCCGCACGGTACGCCAGTATTGCTTCGTAGGTGAAGGCAGCAGCAAGCCCGCCAAAAAACACGCCAAGAGCGATCTTGAGTACATCAACCAAAAATGTTCCGGTGTCTTCGTCGTCTGGTTGAAACGGACGCCTGCTCATGTTCTCCCTCCTTGTGATGAGTGTATCTGTGCGAAGAAGCAGGGGGCACGAGTTGCATGACCGTCTGCCATGGTGCCCTGCGGCCCCATACCCCCGCCCCAAACCTGCGACACAAGGTCTACGGTTTGGGTCCCCGTTGTCTCACAGCAAAGAGGCGGATTCACTGCATCAAGCTGGAGCGCACCTGAGCATTACGGGCAGCGAGGCCCTGCAGGTATTGGCTCTGCGGAGGCTCAGGGGGCGCGGCAGGCATCGGCACTGGCACGGTGCGCACAGGCTCTGCTTGTGCCACTTGCTGGGCCATCTGGGGCGGGTTGCGCGGCTGCTGTGTGTCCGCAGGTGGTGAGGACTTCCAGTCCATGAAGAAGCCGCGCTTAACGACCTGAAGGCAGGTCTGCATGCTGACGTGCATCAGCGTGGCCTGCTGGGTGTAGCACTCGCAGCGCGCGCCCATGTGC